ATACACCCGAGAGGGAGAGGGCGAGGACGCGGAAAGCCAGGAGGTTTACGTTTTCCTCACCGAAAAGACTATAGCTTTACCCGCTGCGGAAAATATCGGGCACAGCAAAGCCTATATTATGGACTTTACAGACCGTTTCGCGGAGGGCGAGGCAATAACCGAGGCGGCTTTAAGAAACAAAGCGACAGCTTACGCTAAATCTGCAAAGCTCGGAGTACCAAAAATAAGCATTACCGTTTCTTTCGTTCAGCTTTGGCAAACAGAGGAATACAAAAACATTGCACCGCTTGAGCGAGTAAAACTATGCGATACGGTAACGGTGCGCTTTTCAAAGCTCGGAGTAGACGCTACGGCAAAGGTTATTAAGACCGTTTACGACTCGTTAAAAGAAAAATATAACAGCGTAGAGCTTGGCGACGCCAAAAGCAACCTTGCGGACACCATAAACGGACAGCAAGCAGCTATAGAGGAATTAAAGACCACTATACAGCAAGGCGAAAGCAAAGCAGCCGAGGCGTTGAAAAAGGCTATACAAAACGCTACAAACCTTATTACGGGACACTCGGGCGGCTATGTGGTATTAAACCCCGCAGAAAAGCCCCAGGAAATACTCATACTTGACGCTCCGACTATCGAGGAGGCTGTAAGGGTATGGCGCTGGAATAGCGGCGGCTTGGGCTATTCTTCTACGGGCTATAACGGGACCTTTGCGCTCGCTATGACAATGGACGGCTCAATAGTAGCCGACTTTATAACGGCGGGAACGCTTAACGGTATGCTTTTGCAAGCGGACAGCGTAAAAGCTGCTGCAATTTCTACGGAATACAAGCAAACCGTTACCGACGAAATCGGGAACGTTGAGAGCTCCGTTACCCAGGCTTTCAAGGCTGCCGACCAAGAGTTATTGAGTACAATTACTATTACTCTTGCGGACTACGCGACAACGGAGGAAATGTCCTCCGCTATCACGCAGACAGCCGAGGAAATCGCGTTGACCGTTACGGCTGCGCGTACCTACGCCGAAACCCTCGCAGCTGGCGCCGAGAGTGCAGCCAACAGCTACACCGACGGACAGTTAGAGGCTTACCCCACCAGCGAGGAAATGTCCTCCGCTATCACGCAGACAGCCGAGGAAATCGCGTTGACCGTTACGGCTGCGCGTACCTACGCCGAAACCCTTGCAGCTGGCGCCGAGAGTGCAGCCAACAGCTACACCGACGGACAGTTAGAGGGTTACGCCACCGCCGAGCTTTTAACCTCGGAAATTTCACAGCTTGCCGACAAAATCTCCCTCGTTGTTACATCTTCAACGAGCGGAGGAGATGTTATAAACAGCGCAAGTATTGTAGCGGCTATCAACGGCGACTCAAGCGTTACTATAAACGCAAATAGAGTAAACTTGACAGCCTACGCCAAGACCTCCGAAGTATACGACACAGCATACGACGCGGCAGAGGTTGCAGCAGAGGACGCAATATACGGCATTAGTCTTACTGCTACAAACGGCAGCACGAGCAGCACCGTTTATATTAAGCATAACGGCGTAACGATTGATAGCGTAAACGTAAAATTTACAGGTATCGTAACTTTTGCCGCTCTCGAAACGGAGGGCGCGACGGTTATTAACGGCAGCAACATTACGACGGGCGTTATTTCCGCAGACCTCATAGCTGCAAATAACGATATTTATATCGAGTTTGCACACCCGATTATGACAGAAAGCGTATCGGGACTCGACGCGATATATTTTAGCGAATACGCATATATAACTCGACAAATTGACAATAGCACATACGGCTACTGCCATTTAGAGATTTACTCTTATTACCCCGTAACATTTTTGTATAATACTCCCGTTGTATACGACTACTTTAACGGAAAATATCAAGAGGCAGAAGTAATTACAACCGCAACTATTGAGGACTATATGCCCTCAAGTGTTACCGCTGTTTTCGGATAAGGTGGTAAAGTATGAGCTACAAAGTTACTTGTTATTTTAACAACGAGTATATAGACTCCACCAACGTTTATTACTCGGGAGGCTTTTACGAGTATACGGGCTATTACGGCGAGGACTTTTTGGAAGTAGGCGGCTTTACAGAGTCAACGACTTTTACCGCCTACCCGTCAAGCGACGGAGAGTTTACAAGGTGGGTATATCGTTTAGGCAGCGTTTCGGGTACAGTAAAATACAGCTATGCAAACCCGTTTACTTATACGGGCAGCGAGGATATTTACATAAGAGCGGAGGGCGAGGAAGTATATGTACCTCCGACACCCTCCCGCCCCGATACATTTTCCTGGACTTATACAAAACGTAGCGGCAGAGCCTTTAACCTTACCGCCGACGAATGGAACGAGCTCACGAGCAATATAAACGCAGTTAGACGCTATCGCGGCTACTCAAATTATAGCTTTACAACGGCATACGAGGGCGACGACTTCACGGCAAAAATGTATAATCAAGCCGTCAATGCAATTAAAGGCATAAGCGGCTACGGCAGCTACATTTACACCGTAAGCAAAGGCACCGTAATAACGGCAGACCACCTAAACGACCTACGCGACGAAATTAACGCAGTACCATAAGGAGGATATTATGAACTATTCAAAAATTATAAAGGCAATGCCCGCACTTGCGGAGCTTAAAAAAATGCGCTTGCCCTACGATACCGCGCGAGATGTACACAAAATGTATAAGACGCTCGAGGCAGAGTATCAGTTTTTCGCCCAGGAGGAGGAAAAGCTAATAGCAGAGTACGCCGAAAAGGACAAAAACGGCAAGCCCAAAATTACCGACAACGGGCGAGTTACTTTCGCAGACATCAAAACAAAAATTGCTTATAGTGAGCGCTTGGCAGAGCTCGGCGCCACCGACGCAAAGGTAGAAATACCGTTTATTTCCCTTTCGGGCTCCGATATTGGCGAGCAGCGTATAGCTCCCGAAACAATAGAGGCGCTCGAGGACTTTATTACGTTTGAATAATTTTTATAAAGGAGATATAAAAAATGACTACAGAAACTACAAGCAGCACCTACGAAAACGGAAAAAGAATTGAGGTACAGCGCGTTATTTACGAAAAGTCCGACGACCTTTACGCTCTTGCAAACTTGCAGCGCCGTTACGAGAATGTATGCAAGCAGATTGAAACAGCCGTAGAGGGCGACGACCTCGAGAGCCTCAACTCCGAAAAAGCAAGACTCGCGGCAGAAATCGAGGCAAAAGAAAGTATCGTAGCGGGCTACGACACCGCCGAAAAGTAAAAAAACGATTTAGGAGGCTTTCAAAATGGAAATAAGACAAAAAATAAAGCTCGATTTTGCGCGAGATACAATGCCTATTACTGTTTTTGCAAAGCAAAACGACGCAAATACCCGTTTTATTGAAATTACCCCGCTTAATTGCGGACAGAGTTACGTACTCGAGGAGGGTGTTACTCCTCGTATACAGCTCACCAAAGCCGACGGGCACACCGTTTTAACGGACGCAACAGTTACCGACGGAAAGATTATAGCAGAACTCACCGAGCAAGCGCTGGCGGCTGCTGGTACAGCTGTCGCAGAAATCGGACTTTATAAAGGCGACGAGCTGTTAAGCTCTCAAGTATTTTATATTGACGTCAAAAAGTCCGCTTTCGACAAAGAGGCAGCCGAAAGCTCCGACGAGTTTAACGCTCTTGTAGACGCGCTAAACAAGATAGACGGCGCAAAGGACGCAGCGGAGGAGGCTGTAGCTGCTGCCGAAACCGCCCTTACAGACGCTAATAACGCCGTAAGCAAGGCTAACGCAGCGTCAAGCAAAGCCAACACCGCCGCCGATAACGCTACAGCCTCGAAAAATGCCGCCGACGCCGCTACATCAAATGCAAATAACGCAGCGGGTGCCGCAAATGCAGCCGCAGACAACGCAGACTCGGCAGCAAATGCGGCGAATAGTGCAGCCGACGCAGCAGCCGACGCAGCGGGTGCCGCAATAGAGGCGACACGAACGGCGGGAAACGTTAATATTTCCGCAGAGCAGACAGCTACGGGCGCTACAATTACCGTTACAGACAAAGAGGGCGTAGAAACCTCCGTGCATATTGACACCCTTACAGCTGTTAATACCTGGGAGGATATACGAAACGCCGTAAGACTCGGACTCGGAGAAACGCTTTTCCCCGTTGGCTACGAGTTTACTACAGAGGACTCCGCAACGGGTGCTACTATTGTTTGGGTAGTGAGAGGGCATAACCACCACACCGCCGCAAATAATAAACTCGTTCACACAATGACGCTTGAAACAAAGTATGTATACGGCTCTGCAAGCGGTACATATAAGAGCTTTGTTTTTGACGCTACAGAGGCTTTATATTATGCCTCCGAGGAATTACCAGCGGGCACCTATAATTTTACCTTGCTTGCGGGCTATGACGCCACATACGGCGGAGGTAAAACCCTTTCGTTTACTCTCGCAAACCCCGTCCCAGCGGGAGGCGTTATTATGTTCCCCTGGGGCTATCAGCAGCAAGCTACCGCCGTTAAGATAAGCACATACGCAAGCAATGCCGCTACTACGGCTATTGAAAGCGTATCAGTAACCGAGTCCGCAGACGGTACAAGCCTCGGAACTGCCGACGGCACCGTAGAAAACCTTAACCACACGCACCGCATACGCTACGGCTCAAACAACTATGCACAGAGCGCAGCTCGTCAATGGCTAAACAGCGACGCGGCAGCGGGCGGAGTATGGGCTCCAACAAACATATTTGACCGTCCGCCGTCCTGGAATACAAGCAGCAGCGGCTTTATGAAAGGCTTACCCGCTGACTTTTTGGCTGTAGTGCAAGCAGCGGCTATCCCTTGCCGCACAAACTCCATTTTTGAGATAAACAGCCTCGACGGTACGGAGTTTGCAACGGACACCGTATACACTCTAAAGGACAAATTTTTCTTGCTATCTCGCCCCGAAATTTACGGTAGCTGGGATAGCTCAACTTATAAGGACGGCAAGCTGTTAGAGTTTTACGACGGCTTAACAGATACCGAGCGTATCAAATACGACGCGGCGGGCTCGGCGCGTAACTGTTGGCTTCGTTCCCCTACCCCTGGGTACGCGTACAGCGAGCGCCACGTGTATACCTCGGGAGCGTTGTACTACTACTACGCGAGCACTGCTAACGGAGTCGCCCCCGCTTGTATAATCGCATAATCACAAATCCGCCTCGGTAGAGGCGGTAAAAAGGAGGTTTAGTATGAGCGTTAGAAAAGGCGACAGAGGCGAGGGAAAGCTGCAAGTGCTTAACAAAGCTCGGGAGCTTAAAAATTATTCTTTGGCAGCTCTCAAAAATGACAAGAATTTTCCAAAGAGCACCCGTTGGCTTTACGCCTCACCGATAGCAACAGAGGTACGCGAGGCTTGTATTTGTATACGGCACGCCAACTCGGTATACGTAACAAGCGCCGAGGAGTATAATTACCGCCGCATTGAACAAGTAAAGGCGCACGCACACCTTGACGCTCTATTAGACCTTATAGACGACGCATACGGAGCGGGTTATATTTCGGGTGATAAAGCGGAGTTTTGGACGGGGTTAATACTCAAAACAGACGACCTATTAAAAGCCTGGATAAAATCCGACAAAGAAAAGTACAAAGATATGTAGGGCGGTTGCTATTATTTTGGCTCGGCGCGTAACTGTTGGCTCCGTTCCCCTAACCCTGGGAACGCGAACAACGAGCGCAACGTGAATACCTCGGGAGCGTTGAACAACAACAACGCGAACAATGCTAACGGAGTCGCCCCCGATTGTGAGAAAAGCCCGTTTTCAAGTAGTCGAAAGACCAAAGCAGCGCAGCTCACACAAGGAGCGACCGTCCTACCTCCGAAAGGAGGGAATATTGCGGGCGACAAAGGTACCTCACGGGGGTAGACCTTTTACACGCGCTCGCCTAATTTATTATTATGTCTTATGAGCAAGTTATTTCATTCGACAACCTTTACAAAGGCTTAAAAAGCAGCTGTCGTAATATCCGCTGGAAAGATAGCACCGTAGGCTACGAGGGAAACGCCCTCAAAAATACGTACCGTTTGAGAGAAAGCCTCTTAAATGGTAAGTATAGCATAGATAGATACCAACACTTTACTATTTATGAGCCTAAAAAGAGAGAAATTGTAGCAACAAGAATAAAAGACCGACAATTTCAACACTCACTATGCGACAACGGACTATACGAGCAGATAACAAAATCTTTTATAACCGATAATTGCGCTTGCCTACGCGGGCGCGGAGTCGATTATACACTTAACCGTATGACCGCACATTTACGCCGTTATTATCAAGCCAACGGCTGCGACGGCTGGGTACTTAAATGCGATATACACCATTATTTCCCGAGCATACGACACGACGTAGCGAAGGCTGCAATTTATAAGCGCGTTAAAGACGAGCAAATAGCCGCCCGAGCGTGCGAAATTGTAGACTCTTTCGGCGGGGATATTGGTATAGGGCTCGGCTCTCAAGTATCGCAGCTTGTAGCTCTCGCCGTTCTTGACGACCTCGACCACTTTATAAAAGAGCGGCTCCGAGTAAAGCATTATGTACGGTATATGGACGACTTTGTGTTAATTCACAAAGACAAAGAATTTTTGCAATATTGCCGAGCAGAGATTGAAAAGCAAGTAGAGGCTATAGGCTTAAAGCTCAATAGCAAAACTACGCTCTATCCTCTGCGCCAGGGCGTTAAAATATTGCAATGGCGTTTTATTGTTACCGATACGGGAGCAATTATACGCAAAATGGGTAAAAAGAAACAAGGCAAGCAACGACGAAAGCTCAAAAAGCTATTTAATAAAGAAACCAAAGGCGACTACAAGCCAGGAACGGCTCACGAGTCGCTTGTTTCTTGGCTTGCAAATGCAGCTCGCGGAGATACCTACCACGAGAGGCGAAAAATGATAAAGTTTTATAAAGAATTGGAGGACGCAGCAAATGCAGAAAAACGACTACAAACGCCTCGCTCGAGCGGAGGCAATGGCTAACGCACAAAAAGCAGAATTAGAGGAAACTTTACGCGCTGCTTACGAGAGGGCTTGCGCGGACGGTAACGAGGAGGAGGCGGCAGCTTGCGCTCGCGCCCTCCGAAATAAGCTCCTCGAAAAGTCCGACGCAGAAATGACACTTGACCGCCTCAATTTTGAAACAGCAAGCGCAACAAAGTTTATTGCCTCGCTTGTTTCTGTTCTTTCGGGCGCCTGGGCGAAATACCGAAAAGCGTTAAGAGACTTGCCCGAGCAAAAAGGTTTTCCTTTTAACGTTGATTTTCCAAAACCGCCCAACAGCGAGGAGGGCGGCGAAAATGACGGAATTTGAAATTATATGCCGCTTGTGTGATGTTGCAAGGCTGCAAGCCGAAATTATCGAAAAGCAAGCCGAGGCACTCGCTCAAGCGCACATAAGCGACCAGGTAACAGCAGAACTACAGCAAATGAGAGATACAGCCGCAAACGAGCTTAAACTCATACGCAAAGAATGTAATTAGGAGGCTAAATATGTACGAGGCTTTTATAAAATGGCTTGTCCCGTTCCTTTGCGGCGGCGTCGTTTCTCTTGCTGGCGTTATTGTTTCACGTATGAAACTCGGAAAGAAAAAGCAAGACGCAACGGAACTCGGGCTACAATGTCTACTCCGCGCAGAAATCATACGACAGTACGAAAAATGGGACGACAAAGGCTTTTGCCCTATCTACGCAAAAGAGGCATTAAGGCGAGCCTATGACAGTTACCATACATTGGGCGGAAATGATGTAGCTACGGGACTATACGAGGAAACAATGGCGCTACCCGAGCACCCTACAAAGGAGGGGTAGTCGTTGAGAAGAAAGCAAAAACGGGAATTTTCAAAAATAATTTGTGTAGGCGTTATTGCCGTTGATATTTTTGTAACCGCGTTTACTTTATGTATGGTATATAAAACGAGCGACTTGTCGCCGCTCGCTTATTTGATACCCTCAACGGCTGGCGCTGCCGCTACTGCTCTTGGGTTTTATTATTCAAAGGCGAAAGCCGAGAACAAAATAAAACTTATGCAGAAAAACGGCATAGCTCCCGATAAAGATACCTTTGAAAACATCAATAACAACTATTAAGGAGTGGTAAAAATGAAAAACGTTAGTAAAGAAACTATAGTAAGAACGGTATTGCTTGCCGTTGCGCTTATCAATCAAATTTTGATTGTATTAGGCATTAACCCGCTGCCGTTTGCAGAGGAGGAAATATACGAAATTATTTCAACCATTGCGACGGCTTGCGCTGCTCTTTGGACTTGGTGGAAAAACAACAGCTTTACACCAGCTGCAATTACCGCCGACGAATGTTTAGCGGAAATCAAAGCAGAGGGAAAAGCACCTACCGAGGAAATCGGCAGCTTTGCAGAGCAGACTACTTTTAATACCGACGATATGAGCGAACTTTCCGACGAAAGAGAGGGAGTATAATATGTCTTTCAAAATGAGAACAACAAAACCAGGCAAGGACAATAAATATTACATAAGAAAAGCAAACGGCGGCTACTCAAACGCTATTGCGGGCAGCCCTACGGACAGCGAATGTAACGTACTTGCAAACTGCGTAGGCTATGCCTACGGAAGATTTAACGAAATCGGCGGCTATGGCTGCTGTAAATACCTTGCACCCGTAAACGCAGAAAACTTTATACAGTATAAAGGCTCTTGCGTTGTAGGACAAACCCCAAAGCTCGGCGCTTGTATGGTATGGCAGCGCGGCGCTACCTTGAACGGCTCCGACGGAGCGGGACACGTAGCAATAGTAGAAAAGGTTATCAGCCCTACAGAGGTTATTACCTCCGAGAGCGGCTACGGCAGCTCAAAGCCATTTTGGACTCAAACACGTACAAAGGGCTCGGGAAATTGGGGCGCTAACTCCTCTTATAAATTCCTCGGCTTTATTTATAACCCCGCCGTAAAAGACGGCGAAACGGTAGCAGAGGCGCCGCAGAGCGACAAAGCAACGGGCTATACTGCCGCGTCGTTCAACGTAGGAGATATTGTAGAATTTACGGGCGGAACGCATTACGGCAGCGCCAACGCACGCAGCGGCGCAGCTGTTAAGCCCTCGCTTGCAAAGGTAACAAGCAAATATGCAAGCGGAGCGCACCCGATACACTTACGCGCTGTAAATGAGAGCGGAAAGTATATAGGCGGCGTTTACGGCTGGGTAGACCTTAACACTATTGCAAAGTTTGCAAATAAAAAGTCTGTTGACGAGGTAGCCCGCGAGGTTATAGCGGGCAAATGGGGTAACGGACTCGCTCGTACTTCCGCGCTAAAGGCTGCGGGCTATGACGCCTCCGCAGTACAGCAGCGCGTAAATGAAATTATGCGAGTAACCGCGCAAATTAGCAAAAGGTATTAAATAGTCCTCCTTAAATTCACATAAAGAAAGGGCGGCGGGAATGAGGCATAACCTCGCCCGTCGCCTTTTCGACTTTTAGAGGGGTTTTATTATGGCAAAGAAAACAGAGGTAACATTTATAAATACAAGCAAAGAGGTTAAAAAAACAATGGTAGGGCTTTCAAAAACAGCCCTCCGAGCCTCGGGAAAAGTAGTAAGAAAATTTCTACGAAACAACGTACCTATCCGCTCAAAGCGCTTTAGAAATCATATAGGCACCTGGGCTATGGTAGACTACTCAACGGGACAGCCGCAGCTGCAAGTAGGTTTTTACTCTTGGCAAAAGGTAAGAAAAAAGGGCAAGCAGCCCTCACACGCGAGCCCGCATTGGGTGGAGTTTGGAGTAAACGGGCATACTATTTCTGTACGTAATGCAAAAATGCTCTCTTATGATAATATTATTTACGGTAGGAGCGTGCAGCACCCAGGCACGCGGGCGACAAATGTATTACGCGACACCGTACAAAACAATATAGCAGAAATAAGAGCAGCTCAAGAACAATACCTCGCGGAGCTCTCAAAGACAATAGAGGAGGCGGGCGCCAAAATATACACGGGAGAGGACACCGACGAGGACGACTAAAAAGCGGAGGCATTTACGCCTCCGCTTTTTTTGCTTATTTATAAATTTTTATAGACATAGTAACGCCGAGTCCGCGCTCGCTCCTATCTATTGATTTAACGGTAACGCTTGCCTTGCTATCGAAAAACAGACCGCGCAGCTCGTTTAAGTCCTTATATCCTATAAAACCTATTTGAGCGCCTTTCTTTGTGAAAACACCTATAGTATCGGGGTAGTCTTTAGTGGGCGCGGGCTTAAAGAGTAAATCCTCTCCGACCTTTAATTTAGCTATATACGTTTGTCGGCTTGAGCCGTTTTCGTTTGTGTATGTAGTACCCCATACGCTATAGGTTTTCTCTGCAATTACCTTTTTTGTGAATAGTCCCACGACAATATACCTCCTACAATAAAAAATGTGCGTGCAACTCGCAGCTACACGCACACAAAACGCAAGCTCCGATTTGCTACCACACAAAAATTTTCTACACTACTAAAAATGCGAAAATAGAGCCTACATTTTTGACAATAATAGGCACTTTTAATAGTGTAAAAATATGTAATTTTTGTGTGGTACCTATATTATATCATAAAAATAAAAAATAGTAAATATTTTCCGCGAAAATGTGCAAAAAATTTTACAAAAGGTATTGACATACTGCAATAAGTATGATATAATATATACAGAAAGGAGGTAAGAACTATGGAGAACATAGAAAAAGCCTTGAAAGACTTGACAAAAGCAGTAGAAAGCAATCCAACAGTTAAGAGCGTTAAGGTTACAATCGTACTGCAAAAGCCAAAGCCAAACAAGGCAAAACCCGAAAGCAAGTAGCTTTCATAGGCTGGGACGGGGCGAAAGCCCCTCCCGTAAGACCTATTATATCATAATAAAAGCAAAAAGTCAAGTAGAACGAAAGGAGCCTATACTAAAATGACTATAACCAAAAACGGAAAAGAGTACACAATAGCCGAGTATACGGACTATTGGCGCGTAACGCGCTCCTCGGGCGGGCTTACTGTTGAATACAAGGTAAACAAAGATATTTGCAAAACCGAAAAAGACCTACGCGAATATATAGAGTCCGAGAATATTTTTTGAGAGGTGCTGCGCTATGGAAAATAAAAGAAAAACAAAAACCTCCTCGGCGGTAAAAAACCGCTATAACAACAAGGTTTACGACTCTATTATAGTTAGAGTGCCAAAGGAAACGGCGGAGGCTTTCAAAGCAAAATGCGCCGCCGAGAATATACCGCAAGCGCAGATTATAAAAAAGGCAATCGCGGAATTTTTGCAACAGTAAACGCAGCTTATATAGCCCGTTCCTCTTTCCTGGGGAGCGGGCTTGTTTATTTAATAATAAAACGGAGTGATTTTATTATGGGAAAATCTTATAATCATTTAACGATAACAAACAGACTACAAATAGAGGCTTGGCAAAGAGTGAAAATTAAGCCGCAGCAAATGGCGGCGCAGCTCGGTGTACACATAAGCACCATTTATAGAGAGTTAAAGCGCGGAGAGTACGAGCACCTTAACACCGACTACACAAAAGAAAAACGATATAGCGCAGACCTTGCAGAACAGAGGTACCAGGAAAGCCTACGCGCAAAAGGTGCCGACCTCAAAATAGGCTCCGACAGAGTTTACGCGGAATATATAGAGTATAAAATAAGGGAGGAAAAGTATTCACCCGCTGCCGTTCTCGGTGAAATCGAGGCGCAAGGCTTGGAATTTAATACCACCGTATCAAAAACAACTCTTTATAGCTATATTGATAAAGGTATTTTCCTCACCCTTACAAATAAAGACTTGCCCGTAAAGCGCAACAAAGACTCCTCCAAATATAAAAAGGTTAAACCGAAAAGAGCGCCTAAAGGTACGAGCATAGAAAAACGCCCCGCAGAGGTTGCGGCGCGTTTGAGTTTCGGGCATTGGGAAATGGACTGCGTAGAGGGCAAAAAAGGCACAAAGAAAACATTACTTGTATTGACGGAACGTTACACCCGTAACGAAATTATACGCCTTATGAAAGACCACACCGCCGCAAGCGTTATAAAAGCCCTTGACAGTATCGAGAAACAGTACGGCTCCGAGATGTTCTCAAAGGTATTTCAAACTATAACCGTAGACAACGGCTCCGAGTTTTCGGACTTCGACGGCATAGAGCGCAGCATAAAAGGCGGAAAAAGGACGAGCGCTTATTATTGCCACCCGTACAGCTCATACGAGCGCGGCTCTAACGAAAACCAAAATAAACTCGTGCGCCGCCATTATCCGAAAGGCGTTAGCTTTGAGAGCGTTACCTCTGCCGATATTAAAAAGCTCGAAAATTGGGTAAATCACTATCCGAGAGGGATTTTTAACTACCATTGCTCGGCAGAGCTTTTCGAGGCTTGCCTCAACTCTTTAGCCGCCTAATTGTTACAAAATTATAAACTTTTGCACTTTTTCGCATTTACCCCTTGACTTTTCAA